GCTGGAACGGTGACGACGGCTAATTTCAATTTGAAAATATTACATAATGGTGCAGGGGCATCGACGATGATAGTCGATGTTATAATCATGGGTCTCGATTAGAGGTAACGTATGATACCATTAGTAGTAAGTATAATTGCCAAGACCGAGACTTTCCAGCGGGACGTGGCAAAGGCTCGTGGTGAGATTGATAAATTCGGCGGGGCTGCTGCCAAAACTCAAACTGCTGTATTTGGATTGTCAAAAGTAATGAGTTCTGCTGGTCGTGGCTTTACATTCTTTTACCTTACCAATTCAGTAATGAATACCGCAACTGCGATGCTAAAGGCACAACGGACGGGTGAGAGTATGTTCGATGCCTTTCTTTCCGGCATTCCTATTATCAATAAAATGGCGAAGGCTGCTGAAGAACTTGCCGATGAATTATCTGGCGTAGCAGAGCAAAGAGAATTGATGTTAAAATTCGATAAGTCTTTTGCTGGTTCAGAAAAGTTAAGGCAAGACCTTAATCGATCTATACAATTACAAGCAGCAGGGCCGGGGGGTGAAGCATCCTTAAAATCTAAATTCACATACGAAGATAGGCTCAAAGAAATAGCCGGATTTGAAGAAGAGACTTTGGCAATCAAGAAATTTAATGAAGAGATATACGAGCAGATTAGATTGCTAAATCAAGTTCCCGAAGCTGCTGAGAGATTTCAAGAATTTGTTTTTGGTGGATTGCCAGGTTCTAAAAAGTATACATCAAATCCAGCAGAAGTTGCAAGAAAAAAAGTAATTGAGGATCAAATAAGAGAACTTAAAAGCAAGTTAATGCCAGTTCCTAATTATGATATATTAAGAAGTCAAGCCGAAAAGGAATATAGAGGGCAACCATCGGAGTTTATTGGCCCACCTAAACCGGGCAAGGCAGAATTGGCGGCAGAAAGTACCCGTATAAATAAAATGGTTCTCGATGATACAAGAGAATATTTAGCCTCTATTCGTTCAATGGATGATTTGACGCGGATGGAGAAAATACAGAATCTTGAAGAATATCAATTAACCCATGCTGATGTAATGATTGATATTGTCGGCAAGGAAACAGAAGCGGGTATATTGATAAGAAATGAAATTGAGAATCTGAAAAATGCAAGAATTGATGCAATGAAGGTATATAGTGCCGAGCTTCGTGAAGATATGGAGAATTTGGCATTATATACAAGTGATAAATTCGCAGAGACGGCACGGACTATTGAAAGTTCAATGTCGGGAGCATTTCAATCAATGATTACAGGTGGTGCGAATTTCCGAGATGCTATGCGGCAATTCTTTATTGATATAGGGGCTTCGTTTGCAAAGATGGCTGCCGATATGGCGGCAAAAGCGGCGATGAATGCGATACTGAATTCGGTAGTAGGTGGAATAGTTGGTGGTATCGGTGGTGGATTTACTCAAGGCACACCGGGGGCTCAAGCTGCTTATGCACAGCAACCATATCCGGTACATCATTCAGGATGGGTTCCGTATGGTACGCCGAGTTTCCAAAGAGGCAGGGGTCTCAAATCAAATGAGATGGCGGCAATTATCGAAAAGGATGAGTTATTAGTACCGAATAAACAGATAGTCAAAAGTAGTGGGACTAATAACCAAAACTTTCAACCACAGATAAAAGTAGTTATCGTTCGGAATGAAAAGGAAGCATATCTTGAAGCGATGAATAGTGCAGAGGGTGAAAAGGTTGTTGTTAAACATGCGATGCGTAACAGGAGACAAATCGGTTAATAAATAATTGGATTTTAGATTATGGCATATAAAATTGGATACGCGAGCAGCCACAAAGAATTACTGGTTGCATTAAAAGGTTTTCTAACAAACGCGAAAAAAGCATTTAATATAGCAGCCGATGCAGGCAATACCGGCGATGGTTATGTTTCCGCAGAACGGGCAAGTACGGCTCCTGTAGATGAGACATGGACTCTCACGGCTACGAATGCAACTAATTTTACTGTTGTCGGTTCTGTGAGCGGAGCGCAGGCTGCTGCTACCGTAGCGACGCCTTACGATAATGGTATTGTGGCATTTACGATTGTTGCGGGTGATATAGCTTTTATAATTGGCGATATATTTACATTTGACGTAGCCGATGGACTTGGAGCGGTCGAGGTATATACTTCTAAACGATATGATACCAATTATGATGCTCTTGGCGGTTACGAACAGATTTTCATGGGGCCGGGCACGGCGGGAACGGATGAGATTTATACGGCAATTCAGACCGTAGAAAGTGCCGGGGATGATTATTATAATTGGCGAATAGCGGGTATGACCAGTTATACGAATACTTTATTAGAACTTATGCCGGGTAGAACTCAGGGCAGGTTACCGAGAATGTTAATGTGGAATCAAAAAATTCAATACTGGTTTGCAGCTAATGGTCGGCGGTATATAGTAGTCGCTAAGGTATCAAGTGTTTATGAAGCATGTTATCTTGGCTTTGCTCTACCTTACGGACTACCTACACAATTTCCTTATCCTTTAGTTGTCGGTGGCGCGGCATGTCCAACGAGTGCAACGGTAGCTTATAACAGGTATAGTACGGTTTATGGAGCACATCGTGGATTTGCAAGTCCTTATGCTGTAGCTGCCGGTGCATGTACTGAATTAACATTTGATACTAATTATGATTATGGCACACTTAAAATATTACAAGGTACGAGCTGGATAAGAATAATGAATGTATATTTAACAGCCGGAACATTTTATAAGACAAATGTTGTCTGGCCCTATTGTTCGGCTTCTTATGGGGTACAAGATGGTTTATTTAGTGCAAAATTACGTGAAAATATTGATGGTAGTTATCCAATATTTCCAACTTTAATAATGTGTACCAGTCCGAACAAACATATCTTTGGTGAATTACAGGGTGTTTTTGCAGTTCCGGCATTTGGGGGAATTGCAGCGGAAGATACCTTTACAATTGGTGCTGATACTTACGTAGCATTTCCAATAATACCAAATGCAAGCAGGTACGATTTTTGGGCTTTGAAATTGGAGTAAATTATGGCATACGAAACTGGTGCAAGTACGGGTCCAAATGACCTGATTGATAAATTGAGAATATTTCTTATCGCTCGTGGCTGGACGGTTAATTTATATGCCGCTATCGGTGCAGGATTTAGATTACATGTTCAAAAAGCGGCGGCAGATGCTACTGTTATGTATTTTAATTTCCGGTCTGCTATTGCCGAAACTGGAGTGACATTAATAACAGAAGATAATACAGCAGGTGCTGGTGGAACAGTAACAGGACTTTTAGTAAACGGTTCAACCGGGTATGATGTTGCTGAAATATGGCATCATCAGCCAGGCAAATCAATAGATGCGTCGGATAAGTCCTTTGCAATGTGTATGACCGGTATGTCAACAACGGCAATTCCATCTTATTATTTCTTTACGCCGGACGCCGATACTGTTCATATCGTCGTTGAAACTACTGCCGGTATATATCAATTTATGTCTTTTGGAATGTTAGTAAAACAGGGAATAATTACCGGTGGTATGTTTTTCTCGGCTTCATTTTCATCTTATGAACCAGCAAATGATTATTCCGGTGCTACCGGATGGTATGCTCCAAACTATTTTTCAGCTTGTACTGCTGGACAAGAACACGGTGCGGTTTATATCAATGCTGATGCCACTGCCAGTTGGAGAACATCGACCGGTTCAACTACATCTAAAATTCAATGGCCATGTGTAGTCGGTCAGCAGGCGAATGCATTTATGTCTCAAGATGGTTTAGCTTCAATGTTCTGGTCGCATTCTCCGAATGCCTATAATGCGATGGCCGCAATGTGTCCCATATATACATTACTATTGCGAGCGGATAATAATTATTCTTTAATTGGCTGGCCTTTGGATGTTAGGTTTTTGAATACTACCAATTATGATCCAGCCGAGGAATTGACTTACGGTGCTGAAACATGGATGGCTTTTCCGGCGGATATGAGCCAAACAACCGTAGGTGATAATACCAAGTGTGGTATGGCATTTAAGAAAGTATTAACCAGTTCGTCGAGTAGCTCGAATTCAAGTTCGCATAGTAGTTCAAGTCATTCGAGTTCGAGTCATTCGAGTAGTAGTCATAGCAGTTCATCGCATAGTTCGAGTAGTCATAGTTCAAGTTCACATAGTTCCAGTAGTAGTTCAGAATAATGGAGATTGTTAAATAATGCCAGTTTTTACAGGGATAGCTACGCCGGATATTTTTGTCGAAGATACACTTCGCTGTTCGGCTACTATTATTAATGATACTGTTGTAAGCCCGGTCGTTGTACGTATGTTGGAATCGGTTATTCCACTTGGTACAGGGGCGTGGCGCAGCAATTTGCCCATAGAAAGAAATGAGCGTACAAGGACAGGTATTAAAGTCGATTCTTTTCTTGATGATTATTATTATAGAATACACGTAACCCCGGCGACATTTGCATTTGGAGCAATTCTTTCTGATAGAGTTGAGGATTTTTACGTCTGGAATTCATACTTTGTCCAGAAGACTTGCTCAAGTATTGTCGAAACATATCCTGCTGAATTTGTCTTAACAGGTTTAGCTGCCCCATTTAATCTCGCAGCATTGGAATATACAACCTATACGATAACCGTACCGAAGGAAGGAACAGCGACATTTACAGCGACTATTACTTATAGTTTTGTATCGGCGGGAACGGGAGTAGTAACATTAAGCGGGACAAGAATGATAGTATTCGCGTTCTGTCCGAAATTGAAAATTCAGGAGTCGCTGGAATGGTTAACAGATATAATTATGCCGAATGATGGCATAGGTTCGGAACAACGGATTTCCGTTCGGCCAATACCGAGACAGGGATTTTCATACTTAGTACCATTAATTACTGAAAAAGAACAAAGCCGATTTGAAGCAGCAATATTCGGGTCGCAAAAAAGATATTTTGGCCTTCCGATTTGGACGGAGCGGGTGATACATACGGCTACAATTACGGCGGCGGATTTAACGATTACGGTCGATACGACTAATGCTGATTTCCGGGATGATAGTAATGCTATTATCTGGAAGTCCATTACGGAATATGAAGCGGTGAAGGTAACAACTGTTGCTGCCGGATTACTCTCACTTGAATCGCCGGTAGTCGGTACTTATACGGGTACGAAATTTATCATGCCTTTGCGAATAGCTCAAGTAAATACGGTAGTAGCAAAGAGCAATCCTACTGCTAATACAATGACGGCCACAATCGTCTTTTCGGTGAAAGATAATATCTTACAGACGGGATATGTTCCTGCCGTAACGTATGATACCTTACCCGTATTAACGGCAGGATCAAAGCAGTTAGGCATATCAGCCAAGTCCAGCGATTCTGATAGTGATTCATTTATACAGGATTACGATAGTGGCGACTTTGATTATTATAGTGATTCGGAATTTAATCTAAATAATCAGGGTTGGGAATTTGTTAATGAGACGAAGGCTACCTGTTGGGACTTTCGATTATTCCTTCATTCTCTTTATGGTCAACGTGGTACATTCTGGGTTCCTACGTATAAAAAAGATTTGAACCTTGCCCTTGCAATCGGTGCTGCCGATACGAGTTTCCAAATTGAGAATATCAAACTTGCAGAGAATATGACATTTAATAGTTTACGTACTCACTTGGCATTTATCTTTCCATCGGGAACGGTTTATTATAAGGAAATTACAGGTATAACAGAAGTAGATGAAAATATAGAGATTGTATCAATTGATTCTGCTTTGGGTATTGGAGTTGCTATCGGTGATTGCATGATAAGCTTTATGGATTTGTGCCGACGAACTTCCGATACGGTTACTATAGACTGGTTCTTTTTCGATAAAAATAGTTGTAATGATACATTTTTAGCAGTCAAGGGATAATAATGACTTATAGTGATTATGAAATTTCAACGGCATTAGGCCAGCCAAACGAATTATATGATATTGCTATGGGTACTACACATTGGCGAATAACCAGTAGTGGGGAAGATATTGACCTTTACGGGCATACTTACGAATCAACGCCATGCAAGCGAAGCCAGATTGAACAAACAGGCGAAATACCGAAAGATGGCGTCGAAGTCGAATTACCGAGAAGCCATGCACTTGGCCTGATATGTATAGCAGGAACGCCGGAAGAAGAAGTAACATTAACAATATATCGAGGTCACGGTTTATTTTATATTACATATTTCAGGGGATTTTTGACCAGTGTAAAAATCAATAAAGAATCAATTCCAACTTGTTTCTTCGAGCCGAGAAGTTCGGATTTGCCCTTTGTTGGTGGGCGACGTAGATGTATGAGATTATGTGGGCACAAATTATTTGGTTATCGTTGTGGTCTTGATAACGCTGCATACAACCTTGCAGGGACAATTGATACGATAAGCGGGGTTACTATTACGGCGACAGAATTCGGTACAACACCTTATGATTTTAGTCACGGTGGCGAGATTATAGTCGGTACTGCTCATCGTACTATAATTGCTCATGTTGGAATTACTATTACTCTAACCCGTTCATTTGGTGCAAGTATTGTAGCAGGGAATACATTTTCTGCTTATCCCGGCTGTGACCATGCACCGACGAATTGTATTGCTTATACTAATATTTCAAATTACGGTGGATTGCAATTTCTACCAACTAAAAATCCTTATAAGGGTAATCTAATTTATTGAGACTATTATGATATTAGCAGTTTTTGACCCTGTATCATTATTTGTTTGGTTTTTGCTTTATATAGCATTGCCCGCCGGTATAGCCTATGGTATTGCTATGCTTACAAAGAAAAAGCCGGAAGATATTAGATACGATCCAGATACTTTCAGTTTCCCGGAAATTGAGGAAGGAACAAAGTTTCCTATTATCGCGGGTACGTGTTGGATGGAGGCTCCTATTGTAGCATGGTTCGGCGATATAAAAACTGATTCTATTGGGATACGTCTTTCCGATTCAGATGGTCAATATATCTATATAAACAGGTATTCATACGGTGCTCATCATATTCTTACGCAGGGTGTTTGTGATGGTATTAAACAAATAAAAGTTGGTGACTTGGTTATTTGGCCGGATAGTACGGATAAGACTGTACTCAATGCCGACTCCGCAGCATCGGCAACAATTTATTTACCTGAATTATATGGCGGTCTTCACGAGCACGATGCGAATATAACTGGCCAAGGCGGTATATGGGGGACGGTTGATTTTCAATATGGTCTTCCGGCCCAGACATTAAATACTTATCTTTTAAGCGTACAAGGTGCAAATGTTTCTGCCAATAGAGGATTGACGGCGGCAATATTAAGGCAAGTTTGCGTAGGCCATTCAGCAACGCCGTTGCAATGGAAATATCTTGTAAAAAGAACGGCACTTCTGACAACTGGTGAAGCGCAATGGTATCCAGCAAAAGCAACGATTAGAAATTATGAAATAAATCCTATACATTGGTTAAGGGAAATTTATACCGATACCGAATGGGGTCTTGGTTATTCAACCACAATATTCGATGATGCAAAAATGATTGTAGCTGCCGATTTACTTTATACCGAAGGATTCGGTATTTGTATAAAATGGGAAGGCGAGCAATCACTTGAAGATCACGTAAAAGATATTTTGCGGTATATAAATGCTGTGATTCGCGAGGATCATTCGACCGGCCTATTTGAAATCAAGTTAATTAGAGATGATTACGTTTTAGGGTCACTTGAAGAATTTGATGAAACTGATATTATCTCTATTGATGATTATTCGCGGGGTGCGATTCATAAGGTTCCCGATGTTACTTATGTGAGATATTGGAGTCTTTACGATAATCTGCCGATTACAATTCCGAATCACGATATGGCATTAGTTAGTTCACAGAATGAAATGCTTATTCCAAACGATGTTGATTATACTTTTGTTGTTAATGACGACTTAGCCGGGAAGTTGGCAGCAAGAGACCAGCATCAATTATCAGCCTTTCCAGCAACTATGGTAATCAAGGCTAAACGAACAATGGCACATCTCATGTCGGGTGATGTATTTAAGTTATCTTATACGCCATTGAGTATTGTTTCTATGGTTGTTCGTATAGTAACGCCACACTACGGGACATTGACAGACGGAGAAGTAACTTTTGATTGCGTAGAAGATATATTCGGGATGAAGAACTCTATCTATGGGACACCACCGGCAACCGGATGGAGTCCTGTTGTTCCAGACCCAGTATATGATGATGAATTCCTTATAGCTGAAATGGCAATGAGCGGAGTCGATCCGACCGTTGCTGTGACAAGTTCATCTTCATCGAGTAGGTCATCAAGCTCACACAGTTCGAGTAGTCATTCGAGTAGTAGCCATAGTTCTTCGTCCCATTCAAGTAGTAGTAGTTCTGTTTCTTCGAGCCATAGTAGCTCATCGCAATCGAGTTCTCATAGTTCAAGTTCTCGGTCAAGTTCGAGTAGCTCGGTATCCAGTTCACATTCGAGTAGTTCGCATAGTTCGAGTAGTAGTTCAGATTAGAAAGGATATATAAAAATGCTTTGGACAAATAGAGGTAAATTCTTGATGCTTGACTGGGTATTTCATGCTCAAGCAATGCCAGCTAATTTTTATGTGGCATTAGTTACTAATGCCGTTACTCCAACGGTTGATATAAATACACTTGGGCAATTAACAGAAATAACTGCTGGTAATGGTTATACTACGGGCGGTTATCAGTTAACGGCAGGGGCTGCGGATTTCGACGTAATGACTGAGGATGATACGGGCGATAAAGCTCTTGTTCAAATTAAGGATATTACTTGGCTGGCGGCGGCGGGGCCAATACCATCAGCAGGAAGCGGAGCAAGGTATGCTGTATTGACCGATGATAATGGAACGGTAGCTCTTAGGCAGGTAATAGCAGTATGGGATTTAGTATCTGAAAGATCATGTACAGATACACATTCTATAACACTTCTTGACTGTGAATTACGGACAATAGAACCATAAACAAATTCAAATAAATCTAATAAGGAGTAAAGTAATGGCTTTAACATCAGAGGAAAAAGCGTATATCCATGAATCAGCCCGTGAAGTTGCGGCTGCAATTATTAAAGATGTTATAATATCACATATTAATGCTTGCCCACACGGTCAGGCTGTGAGTAAGGCGAAGTGGATAGGAATTGGTCTTTGTCTCGGCGCCTCTGCTGCCGGTGGCGGTGGCTTAGTTGCCGGTGTATTGGCTCTTTTAAGATAAGATTGTTCACTCCTTTCGTCGGGCGGTC